CGCACAGAATACGCTCACAAGACCTTTATGGGATGAAGAAGAAGCAATTGATATGTCACAAGCTGAACAGGCTAAAAACCTTGTAGCTTTCGACACAGCAGCAAGCGTAGACAATATTAGTGCAATGATTAACGATGATGGATTAGCTGCTATAGATTTAATGAATTTAACTATAGTAGTTGAAACAGATTTAATAGATGAAACATTATACAATTAAGAGGGTTATCAGATGAAAGAGTATACTAACGGCGAAATAGTAAATGTAAAAAGCGGTAATCAATCGTTTAAAGTAAAAATCGGTACCGGTACAGCATCAATACAACTTCAAGCTAATAATGAAGGGTTTGATGAAGTAACAGACGGAAATTTTACTGCGACTGGTTTCGGTGTAATTAATCCGTCAAACTGTCAAATAAAAGCAGTGTTGACGGGCGATGCTCGATTCTTTATGAGCGCACAAAACAATAGGTTTTAATTGTGTGAATAGCCCAGAAAAAATCTGGGCTAACAACATAACTTACTAAGTCAATAACCTATAAGGACTGACAAATGGCGAATAGAAAAGTAACAGCGAGAGCGATAAATAGAGAGGAATTAAGACGTTATTTATCCGAAAGAGGTAAGCTGTCTCATATCTTTGATAATATAGAAAAACTAGAGGACCAAACTATTGTAATGGATAGTGTCGAGGTAGCTAGAATAAATTCAGCAAATTCAACACGTTTGGCGCTACTTAAAAAATATCTCCCCGATGAAAAATCAGTAGAAATTAAAAACGCTGATGGTGAAGTATTTAAAAGCGATTCTAACTGGACAGTGGAATTTATAAATGCCTCTGCTGAAGATTAATAGAAAACTCGAACCGTTTTTATGTAAACCTAAACAATTAAAAATTGCGATAGGTGGAAGGGGTTCGGGTAAGAGTATTGGGATAGGTGATGCGCTAACATTTAAGATGGCAACAGAAAAAGCTGATGTTTATTGCTTACGAGAATTTCAAGATTCTATTTCTGATTCAGTTCATCGAGTCTTTGAGGGCTCCATTAACGATAGATTAATGCTAGATGGATGGAATGTGCAAGAGAAGCGGATTATATCACCAGAGGGTGCAGTCACGGCTTACAAAGGTGCTTCACGTAATCCCAATTCAATACAATCCGCCCAAGGTTATAAATATTCTTGGTTTGAAGAAGCCCAGACGATGAGTCAAGCTTCAATTGATAAACTATTGCCCACAATTTTACGAAACCCCGGGGCGGAATGTTGGTTTAGTGCTAACCCACAGTCTAGTGCAGATCCGTTTAGTCAACGCTTTATAGTCCCCTACTTAAAAGAATTAGAAAAACATGGTTATTATGAAGATGATTTACACCTAATTGTCGTTGTAAATTGGCGCGATAACCCTTGGTGGAATAAAGAACAAGAAACTTTAAGACTTTGGGATTATGCTAACCTATCACGGGCCAAATACGATTGGATCTGGGAAGGTAAGTTTAATGATGAAGTAGAAGATTCAATTATTAAAGCAGAATGGTTCGATGCGTGTATTGATGCTCACAAAATAGACAAGTTAAAAGAAGTATTTAAACCTGTAGGTGCTAAGATAGCAGCACATGATCCAAGTGATACAGGAAAAGATAACAAAGGTTATGCGATGCGCCACGGCTCAATTGTGCAGCACATCTATGAAAAGAATACTGGTGAAATTGACGTGGGTTGCGATTGGGCCACAAATTTAGCGCGTGACCATAAATGCGACTGGTTTATATGGGATGGCGATGGTATGGGCGCTGGTCTTAAACGACAAGTAGCTAATAATCTTGACGGTACAAACGTCAAATACCAAATGTTTAAAGGTTCGTTGTCCGGGAAAGGTCAGGATAATGCAGAAAGAATTTATCAACAAGGTTTTGGCGATAAGACTAATAATTTATCAAACGCAGAAGTATTCAAAAACAACCGAGCGCAATATTATATTGCATTAGCTGATAGGTGTTATAATACTTATCGGTGCGTTGTTAAAGGTGAGTATGTAGACCCTGACGAGATGATTAGTTTTGATAGTGACGGGGTAGAAAACTTACCTGCTTTGCGTTCTGAGCTTTGCCGGATACCGAGAAAGAACAACGCTAACGGTATGCAGCAAATTATGAATAAACAAGAAATGAAAGGTCAAGGTATAGATTCACCAGGTATGGCGGATAGTATTATGATGGCAATGTTTACGCCCCCTATTAAAAAGAAGCGTAAACCAATCAACTACGGCAAAGCGCGAATTATTTAGCACTAGGCGAACGCCCAGTAGTATTGCCGAAATACCGTGGTGCTGATAGCGTTCGTTTAGCTTCTTCGCCACAATTACATTTAACTATGGTTATATTATCTTCGACGTATCGCTCGAATATGGTGCCTGATATACATTTAAAATTTCGTAATTTACGCATTATAATCCTTAGTTATAAATAATCATCCAATTATACACAAGATAACACTAATTTTTAATTCTAATCAATCCGTAGTATAATAAATAAAACAATCCCCTTTTACACTGTCGAGCATTAATTAATGACAAAAATGACTGAACATGAATTATTATCATTAGTTGGTGAAGCTGAAAGGCAAGCTGCTGTATTTAGCGGCACTCTAATGCGAGATAACACTAAATTTTTAGAGGCTTATCTAGGTGAAAAAACTGGTGATTTCTCGGCGGTAGAAAATCAATCTAGTGTAGTATCAACAGATATTGCAGATGTCATTGAAGCCGATATGCCTTCACTTGCAAGGGTATTCCTTAGTTCAGGCGATATAATTACCTTTCAACCTAACACTAATAACGAAGTTGAAGTTACCGAAGCGGAAGAAAAAACAAAGTACGTTAACTGGCTTGTACGTAGTCAACCTGAAAGTTTTCAAACACTACATAACTGGCTTAAAGACGCAGAGATCCAAAAGAATGGCGTAGTTAAGTATTTTATTGAAGAGCAAAAAGAAGTTGAAGTAGTTGAATATACCGGTGTTGATGCTCAAGAGTTATCAGCAATACGTGATAGCTTGGTTGGCTCAACCGTTGATAAAGTCAAAGTTGATGTAGTCGAACAAGAAGAGTTTGAAGAATCACAAACATTCGATATTAAATTTCGTGTAACTACTGAAAAGCAAAAAGTTTGTATTATCAATATACCACCTGAAAGCTTCTTAATTACGCGTGGCGCTTCAAGCCTTGAATCTGCTGAAATGGTAGGTGATAGAGTTCGCAAAACTCGCAGTGAATTATTAGCTGACGGATTTAGTAAAGACTTAATTAGTCGATTACCAACCGTTTCAGATAAAGCCATTCAAGAATCCAATATCGCATCGGTACGTAACAAAGACCAAGGCGGCGAAACCTCAGAAAGTACCATCTCAGAATGGGCTAGCGAATTCGTTGAAGTGTCTGACCTATACGTTAAGATTGATTTTGATGGTGATGGTATTGCAGAACGCCGTCATATAATGATTTCAGGCAACGAGATTTTAGTTAACGAATACTTTAACCACGTTCCTTACGCTTCATTATCAGCGGTGTTAATGCCTCACAAAGCTATTGGCAGAAGTCGCGCTGAAATAACTTACCAAACACAATTACAAAAAACTGCTTTAGTTCGTGGTATGAATGATAATATTTACATGGTAAACAATCCACGTAATGTTGTTCATGGTGATGTTGATCTAGATGATATGTTAACGGTACGCACAAACGGTATTGTTAGACTTGACGAAGATTCAACAGTATTACCACAACAAGCAGTATTTCCACTTCAAATACCTTACATTGGCGACCGTACATTACAGGTTATTCAATATGTTGATCAAGCAAGAGCGCAAACGTCCGGCACTCTATTGGCTTCACAAGGCTTAGATGCTGACGCATTAGAGAAAGAAACAGCGACACGTTTTAATGGTATTCAAGACGCTGGTACAGCTAAGATTGAATTGATAGCGCGTAACTACGCTGAAACAGGCTTTAGAAAGCTTTACGAAGGTATTGCATGGCTAGTATCGCGTTATCAAAACACTGAAACAGAATTTAGAGTGTTAGGTAAGGCGTTAGCTGTTAACCCTAAATCATGGAAGTATAACCACTATATTGAATCGAATGTTGGTTTAGGCGCTGGTGATAACGAGAAATTAGTAGCAGCTAGGCAAGGTATTTATCAAATTCAACAGCAGTTAAAAATGGCAGGTTCAGTATTAACTGATGAAGTTGGTATTTATAAAAACTTAACGGGCCTGATGGATGGTGTTGGTATTAATAAGTCAGAAGGTTTATTCAATAATCCAGAAGAGCCAGATGACTTACTGAAAGCGCAAAACGAACAACTTAACCAAATGGTTATGCAGCAACAAGAGCAATTACAGCAAGTTCAAAATCCATTGGCAGAAGCCGAGCAGATTAAACAACAAGCATTTTTAGTTAAAGCTCAGAGTGACGCACAGATTAAAGTAGCTCAATTACAATCTGATAACGAACAGTTCCAACAAAAGCTATTAGCTGACAGTAAGAAAGCCGAAGAAGATTTAGCGTTAAAACTTACTGATATGGAAATGAAATACGGTAAGGATTTAAACGCTGAGATGCAAGATAATATGTTAGTGTTCGATCCAGCTACTGGTGACTTTGTATGATTGTAGATATTAAGGGTGTCGGCCCTGCTCAATTTCCTGATGGCATGGATAAAAACTCTATACGGGAATTTTTACGCCAAAAATATTCCCAACAAGCTATTAATGGTAAATCAGATATTTTACAACCAGTTGAAAATATCGCTGCGCCTTATGAAAAATCATTAGTCGAAAAAATCGGCACAGGTATTTCTGATACACTAACCGATACAGGGATTATATCTAATCGTTATGGTGCCAATCAAATTGGTGAGAACATAGCAACATTAGGTGAGTTTTTACCGGGTATTGGTGACGCTACTGCCGGCGATGAGTTTGGTAGAGCTGCGGCTCAAAGTGATAAGTTTGGTATGGCTATGGCTGGCTTAGGTGTTATACCTGTTGCTGGTGATGCGTTAAAGAAAGCTGTCAAGGTAGCTAAAAAGAATTATGATATTGCATTCAAGCCACTACAGGCAGAATACAAACTAGCTACAACAGCAAGAAAGACAGAAATACTACAAGAAGCCAAAGTACTAAGACAGCCATTAGATTTTGCTAACAGCGAATTAACTAGGGCAACAATGCAAGCTGCACCAAAAAAAGCAGTTGAACAGGTAGTAAAGGAGCCAAACAAAACATTCAAAGGTAAAGTTTTTCACCAGACAAATGAAAGCTTCGATGAGTTTGACCTTAATAAAGGTGCTGATGGGACTGTGTGGTTTACTGGAGATAAAAAGAACTTTTCAGACCCTGCTAGTTCAGCTAGTGCAGCAAGTGGGAAGGGGCGAGTGCTAGAGCGCGATGTTGAATTAAAGAAAGTCGCAGGATTTAAAGAGTTAGATCAATTCTCAATTGGCGAGCTAAAACAGCAAGGTTATGATGGTGCTGTATTGGATGGAGATATTCAAGTATTCGATAAGGCGGCAATTAAACCAGCCAACCAAAGCTTACCTATGGATGATATAAGTATTGCTGGTGATGCGTTAAAGAAAGGAGTTAAGAAAATAAAGGATTACAAAGGCAGATACCCTTTAGAT